AATTACATCAAACGATTTCAGTCCTTTATTTCAACAATCTATAGAATCATTAGATGTCTATAGAAAATCAAACAACAACTCTACAGGTCAACCAGTTTACTTTGCAATGGTTGATGACTCTATAGAATTAGCACCAACTCCTGATGTAGAATATACCCTACAGCTAACTTACTATGCTAAAATATCTGCATTAAGTGATACCAATACAAGTAACTTTGTATCAGTCTCGCACCCAGATGTTTATTTATATGGTGCATTAAAACATGCTTCTATCTTCTTGATGGAAGATGAAAGAATACCAATGTTCACTCAACAGTTTGAGAAAGCATTAGAAGAAATGAGACTCGAACAAGAGAAAGCTGCATTTGGTAAAGGTTCTTTAATGATGAGAAGAAGAACTTACGGAAAAAAACAAAAAAGAAATTATTACTACGGTAATTAATAAAGGAGAATAGAATGGCTGGATTTTCAGATTATTTAGAAAACAAAGTTGTTGGTCATGTATTTGGTGGATCAGCCTATACAGCTCCATCAACATTATATGTAGCATTATATACATCAGCACCATCTGATACTGGTGGTGGAACAGAAGTTTCTGGCGGAGCTTACGCAAGACAAACAGCAGCTTTTACTGTCACTGCTGATACAGCATCAAACACATCAGCTATAGAATACCCAACAGCTACAGCCGATTACGGTACTGTTGTTGCAGTAGGTGTTTTTGACGCTTCATCATCTGGTAACTTACTTGCTTATGGTAACTTAACTACAAGCAAAACTGTTTCTACTGGAGATGTATTTAGATTTAATGCAGGTGCTATAGACATAACTGTAGCTTAATAACATGGCTTCAGTTGGCTATGGTTTTGGTGGATACGGTAAGTCTTACTGGGGAACACCTCAATTTGAATTAGCTGAAAGCTCAATCACAGCAACATCAAACCTAACTGCGGTTGGTGTTGTACCTGTAACTGGAGAAGTTTCAATAACAGCTTCTTCTAATGTCACAGCAGTTGGACTCGTACCAATACAAGGTGCATCATCTATAACAGCAACATCTGGTCTTACATCAGATGCAGTCATAGTTAAGTTTGGTGCGTCAAACATATCAGCAACATCTAACCTAACCGCTGTAGGTACACAAATTGATATTGGTGGCGTTATCATGGCGGCATCAACAAGTCTTAGTGCAGTAGGCACACAAATTGATGTTGGTGAATCAAATATTACCGCATCTACAAACGTAACTGCTGTTGGTGTCTTTATCGTATCAGCAGCAAGTCAAATAAACGCTACAACTAACTTAGATGTCACTGGTTCACTGATTCAGTTTGGCACTTCTAGTATTCAACAAACAAGTGGTTTTTCTGCGATAGGTAGTTTAAAATGGGAAGACCAGACTGTAGCAGATACTATTTACACAGACCAAACACCAGCTACAACAACTTGGACAGATCAGTCCTCAACAAATACTAATTGGACTGACATTGCAGCATAAACAGGAATAAATTATGGCAGATACATTTACAACCAATCTTAACTTAACTAAACCAGAAGTAGGAGCATCTACAGATACTTGGGGAACAAAGCTAAACGCTGACCTTGATACTGTTGACGGATTATTTAGCTCTACTGGTACTTCGGTAGCTATGAACCTAGACGGAGCAGTTATAGACAGCTCTGTTATCGGTGGCACTACAGCAGCAGCTGGATCTTTTACTACCTTATCAGCAAGTACATCTATCACAGGTACACTAGCAACAGCAGCACAACCTAATATTACAAGTGTTGGTACGCTTACAGGATTCACTTCAACAGGTATTGATGATAATGCTACTTCTACAGCTATAACAATTGATAGTTCGGAGAATGTTGGAATTGGAACGGATAGTCCTTCTGTTCTTATTGAGGGTCAAACAAGCACAGCTAATTCAGCATATTTAAGATTAGGCACTAGCAATTCAGGTTCGTCACATACTGTTGGTCACGATATAGCTGGTTTAGAATTTTATAGTGGAGATGGTTCAGGAGCAGGTGCAGGTGTAAAAGGAAGTATTAGATACAAATATGGAAGCTCATCAGGTGCTACTACATATATGTCTTTTCATACTGCTGGTACATCTAGTGGTAACGATACAGAACGCATGAGAATAGATGCAACAGGCAACGTTGGAATTGGAACTGATAGTCCTTCAGGAAAAGTGCATGTTCAATCAGCATCTTCAGGTGCTACAGCTTCAGGTAATGCAGATGAATTAATTTTAGAAGGTTCAGGAAATACTGGTTTAAGCATTTTATCAGGTGCAACATCTTTAGGTAATTTATTCTTTGCTGATAGTGGCGATGCTGCTGATGGCTACATTCAATATGACCAAAATGGTAGGTCTATGAGACTAGGTACAGCAGGTGGAGAGAAAGTTCGTATTGATGCATCAGGCAACGTTGGAATTGGAGTTAGTAGTCCTTCACAAGCATTAGTAGTCAATCGTTCTAGTGGAAATACATATTTAGATATTAGCAGAGCTTCACAATCACAAGGACAAGTTGCTTTACAACTCACTGGTGGTACAGGTGGTACTAACTGGATAATGTATCAAGATACTTCTTCAGATGATTTAAGATTTTTTGGAAACTCAGCTACTAGAATGACCATTGATTCTTCAGGCAATGTTGGAATTGGAACTAGTAGTCCTAGTCAAAAACTTGATATTGATAGTGGATATTTAAATTTTTCAAATAATTATGGTATAAGATGGAATGGTGCTACCTCAGTTGCTTTATATGGAAATCAAACAAGTAATTTTTTAGCATTTCAAACTAGTAGTTCAGAAAAAATGCGTATTGATTCTTCAGGCAATGTTGGAATTGGAACTAGTAGTCCAAGCTCTCTTGGTACTGGCATACCAACTATTGACTTAAAAGGTAATTCTTCATCTCAATCAGATAGGGCAGGAGGTATTCGTTTTACTAGGTATGATGGTACTTCAGGTATGGCTATATATAATGCAGATGGTGCTAGTTATATAGAAAGTCATTCCACATATCCGCTTTTGATTACTACAAATGGCACAGAACGCATGAGAATAGACTCATCAGGCAATGTTGGAATTAAAAATAATGATCCATCAGATTATAATGCAGCAGCTAGTGACTTAGTTGTTGGTAGTGGTTCAGGGGATGCTGGTATGACCATTGTTGGAAGTACTGTTAGTAACGGCTCAATAGCATTTGCAGATGGTGGAACTGGTGCCACACATACTAGAGGTCTTATTACTTATGACCATTCTAGTGACCACATGCACTTTAATACAGCAGGTGCAGAACGCATGAGAATAGACTCATCAGGTAAGTTATTAGTAGGAACTACAACAGATGGTGCAACTTCCAATATGCGAGTTGTTGGAACTGTAACAAATGCAAATGTAGGTGTAGCAAGATTTGACAGTGAGGGAAGTAGTGATACAGCTAACACTTGCATCTCTATTGTTAAAGGCTCAACAGATACAACCACAAGTCAAGTATTTGTAAAATTTGCAGTTGATGGATATAACTCAGGCAACGGACAAATAAATGCCAACGGTAGCGGTGCTGCAGCCTTTGGTTCTTTTTCTGATAGAAGACTAAAAGAAAACATTATTGACCTACCATCACAATTAGAAAATATTATTGCTCTACAGCCAAAAGAATTTGACTACATTGAATCAGAGGGTGGAGGACATCAAATAGGTTTTATAGCCCAAGAAGTTGAAGAAATTTATCCTGACTTAGTGGGAGAAAGGGAAGATGGTATGAAAACAATTACAGGCATGGGTAAAATGGAAGCACGACTAATCAAAGCTATACAAGAACAACAAACACAGATTGATGCCTTACAATCTGAAATTAACTTATTAAAAGGAGAATAATTATGGCAATAGGATATACATGGGACGTTTCAACAGTTGATACTTACCCAACACTAGATAGTAATGCAGACGTTGTTTATAACGTGCATTGGAGATTAACAGCAGAAGACGATGCTAATCAGGATGCTGATGGCAACAACTGGACTGCTACATCATACGGAACTCAATCTGTAGATACTTCAGACTTGTCAAGCTTTACAGCTTTTGCAGATTTATCTGCTTCAGACGTACAAGGCTGGGTTGAAGCAGGTATGGGTAGTGATGCAGTTACAGATTTAAAGTCTGGCTTAGATGCTCAAATCGCATTACTTATCACACCAACATCCGTTACTAAAACAATAGGATAAAAATGGCACTATTGCCTGTAACTCCGCCAGCTGGCATAGTCAATAACGGAACTGACTATGCTAACAAAGGTCGTTGGGTTGACGGCAATCTTGTGCGTTTTGAAAATGGCTATCTAAAACCTATTGGTGGTTGGTCTAAACTAAAAACTACAGCATTAGACGGAGAACCTATAGGTATGTATGCCTATAAGGACAACCTAGGTGCTTCTATTTTAGCTGTTGGTACAAGACAAAAAGTTTATGTTTTATACGACAACACCTGGACTGATATAACACCATCTGGCTTTGTAAATGATGCCTCTAATGATCCTCTTGGTTATGGTGCATACCACTATGATGTAGAAGATTATGGCGATGCTAGAAGTCAATCTGGTTTACCTCTTGATACAGGTCATTTCTCCTTTGATAACTGGGGAGAGGATTTAATCTTCTGTTTTTCTGGCGATGGTAAAATATACAAGTGGAGGCCAGTTTCAGGCGGAACAGCTGATACCATAGGTACAGTTGTAACTAACGCACCTACAGGCTGTCAGGCTGTCCTAGTAACCAATGAAAGGCACTTAGTTGCCATTGGTTCTGGTGGAGATCCTAGGAAGATATCTTGGAGTGATAGAGAAGATAGAAACACTTGGACGTCTAAAGCTACCAATACAGCAGGTGATGTACAAATACCTACAGGCGGTAGAGCATTACTAGCAGTTAAATACCAAAACGATGTCATTATCTTTAGTGATACTGGTATAGATAGAATGAGCTATGTAGGCTCTCCTTTTGTTTATGGTATAACAGCAGCAGGTGCAAACTGTAAAGCAGTCAGCAGAAGATCAGTAGTACAAACTGGTAACTTCCTAGCGTGGATGGGAGAAAACTCCTTCTTTGTTTATGATGGCGTTGTGCGTGAAATACCATGTGATGTGCATGATTATGTATATGACCAACTAAACGTACCAGGAAGGAAAGCGTGCTGGGGTGGACACAACTCTAACTTCAACGAAATATGGTGGGGTTTCCCAAGTGGCGATGGTGTATATTTACCAAATAAATATGTTATTTGGAACTATCTAGCAAACACCTGGTCTGTAGGAACAATGGATAGAGGTTGTTGGATTGACCAAGGTGCGTTTGATTTCCCTATAGCTGGAGACTCTCTTGGTTTTATTTATGAACATGAATCAACAACATTATCTAACTCACCAAACCTAAATAGTGATGTGCCATTTTGTACAAGTGGTCCAATAGAACTAGGTAATGGTGATAACTATGTGCAATGTAACCAAATTATTCCAGACGAAGAAGCAAATACATTGCCAGGTGTAACAATAAGTTTTAAAGGTAAGTTTACCCCTCTAGGCAGCGAGACAGACTTTGGTAGTTTTACCTTTGAGAATGATGGATATACTGATGCTAGGTTTACAGCACGACAAGTACAGATGACTGTAACAGGTAGCACAACACAAGATTTTCAAGTTGGTAATATAAGACTAAACTTAAGACAAAGAGGTAGAAGATAATGGATCTATCCTCACAAAGACAATATATACAACGTATAGAAGTAGCACACAGCATACTCACAACTACAGACTTAACAACATTTTATACAGCTCCAAGTGGC